ATTCCCCATAGTGATGTATTCTATGTACGAGAAGCCGTACAGAACCATTATGGGAGGTCTTTTACGTTAGAGCATGTTGAGTGGGCTATGCGTATGGAAGGCTGGACAGATGGATCAGAAGAAGAATGAGTATTACGTATAGAGGAGAAACCTTCGCAGGTTATAATAAACCCAAGCGTACTCCTAAACATCCTAAGAAGTCACACGCAGTTCTAGCTAAGAAGGGTGACACAATTAAGCTAATTCGTTTTGGACAACAAGGCGTGAAGGGGGCAGGTAAGAACCCTACATCAGCTAAAGATAAAGCACGTAAAAAATCTTACTACGCAAGACACAACGCACAAGACTCAAGCCCAGACATTTTATCTGCTCGGTACTGGAGTCATAAAGTTAAATGGTAAATAGGAGAGATACCAATGGCAAAACTTAATCTTACTGGGCCAACTTCGAGCATTACACGTAAGGCAACTACAATGACTGCTCGTAGCCTTGCTACAGTACAAACAAATTTAGAAAATAAAATTCGTAAATTGCTGAGAGCAAAAAAGCTGACAGCCAAACAAAAAGAAGAACTAGCTGGACTGAAAAACCAGCTTAAAGATGTTAAAGCTGAAATGAAAGCAGAGGCATCTGCAGCAGGTCGTTCACTAGATCAAGCAGCAGCTAACAAGAAAAAGTTTAAAGGCTATGATCCATCTAAAGATTCTATGGCTGAAAAGGAACGTGTTGAACCACGTCTGTCAGATATGACAAAAGAAGAAATTGCAGCTAAACTTAAAGCTGAAGATGAAGCAGCGGCAGCAGCACGTAAGAAAGCACGTGGTCGTGCTAAAGGTGGCGTCATGGGATTCAACATGGGCGGTATGCCATCACGTAAAGGTTCTTATGATTATCGCAAGGGAGGCATGTTTAAGTAATGGCAAATCCACTAAGCGCAGCACGAGCAGCAAAAGCTGCACGAAGAGTAAAAAAGATAGATAAAAAACCATCCACACCAGCACAACGTGCATTTGGCGGTGGTCGTCGCATTGGTACACGTACAGGTCGTGTTGAAGGTGCAGCAGTAGGTACAGCAGCTACAGGTATTACAATGGCTGCATTATCTAACATGTCATTACAAGAACTACGTGCAGCTAAACGTAAAGCTGAGACTGAAGCACAACGAGCTAAGATTCAAGCTGCTATTGAAAAAGAAATGCGTAAGCTGGCAAGCACAGGTAACATGAAAGGTAATAACACTCGTGGTACTTCACCTAAACCTAAGCTACGCCCACAAGAAAAAGCCAAGGGTGGCGCAATTAAACTGAAAGGTGGAGGTTCTCCTGAACCAGCTTGGTTGAAGGCTATGAAAAAAGAAGCTGACAAGCTAGGTGTTCCTCTACGTGAACTTCTTACTATGCACAATAATAGTGGTCCTAAAAAACCAAAAGCTAAAGGTAAAAAAGCTAGTATGATGAGAGCTGCTAAAGGCGGCTACTCTAAGAAGAAGTAATACTGTGTGGATTGGTATATTGCTAGTCTGTTTTGATCCTATGGCATTGTCCTGTAAGATCATAGCTAAACCTGAACCCTTCTATAGTGAAGAGTCTTGTTTGAAGGAAGCTGAACAGATAGCAACTAATATACGACAGGGGGGTGCTTATGCTACCCCTCACTGCCACAAAGTAGAAGGAGACTCGGCATGAAGACTTGTGAAGGATGCACTACTCGTGGCAATTGCTTGGCTGCAGGTAAGTGTTTAGGAAAGACTAAAAAGAAATGAATTTTTTAGATTGGAAAGATGAACTTGAGAAGTGTGGTTACATTGTAACGCCAGACACTATCACTACTAAACGTGGTGATGTTCTAGCTGGTAAAGACCCATATGGTGGTACATTTGTATCTGATTCTCAAATTCAAGATATTCTACGTAATAAACCTACTGTAATTAAAAAGGCAGTTAAGAAAGTTAAAAAGGTAGCTGAAGCTGCTACTGAACTTGTAATGGAACGTGCTCGTGATAAGAATGGTCATTTCATTGCTGATGACCCTAACACTGAAGTTAACGAAGCATGGGTCGTTAAGTCTAAGAAGAAAACAACGAAGTAATGACTTTAAGCAGCCAAGGTAAACCAGCACGTAGACGTTCTGTATACGGTCACAATAGTGGCACTACAGTAGAAGACGTATATACATGCCCCGCTAATTGCGTAGCTGAAGTTACCTATATCCTTGTGGCTAATGGCGGTGGTGCAACTAACAGTGTTACTATTCAGTGGTACGTAGCTGCAGATGCTTATACTTCACATTTTCTAAATGATAAGAGTTTAGCTGGTAATGGCTACCACGAGTTTGCTGATATTGATCTTGTTCTACAAGCAGGTGATAAGATACAGGTACAACCCACTGCTGCAGGACACATTGATAGTATTGTTACTGTAACTGAAACGTTTATACCTGTAGGTTAGTATGATATACTTAACTAACGGGTATGCAAATTATGTAGGTACTATTAGGTAAGTATCTATGATATAACTATCTCCATAGCTACAATAGTGTAGCGTTAACATATAGGAGAAGTTAAAATGACAAAAGAATGGTTTAAGAAACTATTTATTAAATTTATTGAAGCACGTCAAGCTGAAGCGAATCGTCGTATTGCTATGATGCAACTATCTGCAATGACAGATCGTGAACTAAATGACATCGGAATTGGGCGTGGAGACATTCGGAGAGTAGTATACGATGAGAGCACCACGGAAATCCCCCAAGCCCAAAAAGAAGAAGAGTACCGTAAATTCGGCTGGAAACTACACAAAACCAGCGTTGCGTGAACGTCTGTTTAAAAAGATTAAAGCAGGTACAAGAGGCGGTAAAGCTGGGCAGTGGTCTGCACGTAAAGCCCAGCTACTTGCCAAAGAATATGAAGCTGCAGGTGGTGGATACAAAACATGAGTTTAAAGGCACCACAGAAAAGTCTTAATAAATGGACACGACAGCAGTGGGGAACTAAAAGTGGTAAACCATCAACACAAGGTCCAAATGCTACGGGAGAGCGTTATCTCCCTAAAGCAGCACTTAAAGCTATGTCTTCTTCTCAATATGCAGCTAGTACTGCACAGAAAAGAAAAGATACAGCAGCAGGTAAACAATACTCTCAACAGCCTAAAGCTGCAGCTAAAACGGCTGCAAGGTTTCGGAGGACGTAATGGTTGAAGACTATGACCTAAACGGCAATGGCACACTAGATCAAGATGAACGTGAGATCATGTTAGAGGATCGTCGTCGTCGCATGGAAGATGAAGATCACAAACGTGATGCTCAATTAAAAATGACTTGGTTTGCTTTGTCAGGTATGTTAGCATATCCATTACTTATTGTATTAGCTTCATTCATAGGATTGTCTGAAGCTGCTAATCTTTTAACTGATATTGCTGCAGTATATGTTGTAGCTGTATCAGGTGTAACGGCTGCATACTTTGGTTTTACTAGTATGGGTGCTAAGAATAATGTACCGCCATCTAAGTAGCCTATGCCTGATCCTATTATTATCTAGTTGTGGTTTAACTAGTCTACCCTTCTTTGGAGGTGGTGGTGGACCTACAGTAAACTCTAATGCACAAATAGGTAAAGAGAATACTCAGCAAGTTGTAGCCCAGCAAACTAAACAGGAAGCTGGCAGAGACATTGTAACTGAGAATAAAGAAGTAGAAGCTCAGTCTATAGATAAGCTGACAATTAAAAATACTAACATTCCAATATGGGTAATGTTATTATTAATACTAGGATGGCTGTTACCTACTCCCACACAGATAGGTCAAGGATTATACAATATAATAGCCTTACCATTTAAAAATAGGAAAAATGATGGCGTTTAAATTAAGCAATAGATCACTAAAAAAACTTGAGGGTGTTCACCCAGACATGGTAGATACAGTCAAACGTGCTATTGAATTAACTACTGTAGACTTTGGTGTTACTTACGGTGTACGTACCCTAGACGAACAAAAGAAACTATATGCATCAGGACGTTCACAAACTATGAACTCTCGCCACTTAATTCAAGGTGATGGGTACTCACATGCCGTAGACCTAGTAGCTTATGATGGTTCAGATGTAGTTTGGGAAATCAATGTTTACGATAACATTGCAGATGCTATGGCAGAAGCTGCGGGTGAAATAGGCTGTAAGATTAAATGGGGTGCAGCGTGGTCAGTAGGAAATATTACTGAGTATGTAGGCACAATGGAAGACGCTATGAATGAATACGTTGACCTACGTCGATCACAGGGAAAACGTCCATTTATTGATGGTCCTCACTTTGAATTGATGGTATAATAAGGAAGTACAATGGCTCGTGAGTTAACTGAACAACAACAAAAGTTTTTAGCTGTCCTCTTTGACGAGGCAGGAGGAGATGTTCTTACAGCTAAGAAACTCGCTGGCTATTCAGATACAACTTCTACAACACAGGTTGTCTCTAGCTTAAAAGAAGAAATCATTGATGCCACACAGTTGTTTATGTCACGCAACGCACCCAAAGCTGCAATGGCTATGGTTGGTGCTTTGTATGACCCAACTGAACTAGGCATTCGTGATAAAATGCAAGCTGCCAAAGAACTACTTGATCGTACAGGTCTAGTTAAAACTGAGAAGATGCAAGTAGAAGCTAAGGGTGGCGTTATGCTTATGCCTCCTAAACAAATGGATGATGATGACTAAACCATTAAAGCAATGGAAGTTACCCCAACCAACTGACATAAAAGAAAATAACGAGTAGGTGCCAATCCCACGTATATCACGTACCATACCCTTTGGGTACGACATAGACC